GACATGTCAGCCAATGCTCCAGTCGGTACTACATTAGCAATATTAGAAAGAACTCTAAAAGTGATGAGCGCAGTTCAATCTCGTGTTCATTATGCAATGAGACAAGAATTTAAACTAATAAAAAATATTATTAGAGACTATACAGATGATGAATATACATATGATCCAGATGAAGGTACTCCAAGTATCAAGAGATCTGATTATGATATTGTAGAAGTTATCCCCGTATCTGACCCTAATGCTGCAACAATGTCACAGAAAGTTGTTCAATATCAAGCAGTTATGCAAATGGCACAGTCTAATCCTGACATTTATGATATGGTTGAACTTAATAGACAGATGTTAGATGTGTTAGGAGTTAAGAATGCAGATCTATTAATACCTAATAAAGATGAAATGAAACCTGCTGATCCTGTATCAGAAAATATGAATATACTAAATAGTAAACCGGTTAAAGCGTTTGTATACCAAGACCATAAAGCTCATTTAGATGTACATATGGCTTTCATGAATGATCCTAAGATTAGACAATTAGTTGGACAAAGCCCTAATGCTGGAGTTGTACAAGCAGCTATTGAGGCTCATATTGCAGAACACTTAGCGTTTGAATATCGCAAGCAATTAGAAGAACAATTAGGTGTACCATTACCAACACCAAATGAAGTCTTACCTGAAGATGCTGAAGTCGAAGTTTCTAGACTGGCAGCTCGGGCAGCTGAACAACTCTTACAAAAAAATACTGCTGAAGTACAGCAACAACAGATTGCTCAACAACAGCAAGACCCAATTATCCAAATGCAACAACAAGAGCTACAAATTAAGCAAATGGAAGCACAAGCAAAAGCACAGAAAATGCAAGCTGATACCGCATTAGAACAAGCTAAACTTGAATTAGAAAAAATGAGATTAGAATCTGATGAAAGAATAGCGGGTGCTAAACTTGGAGCTAATGCTGTGATGGATAATAGAAAGATAGCATCTCAAGAACTAATGGCAGGAACAAAGTTAGGTATTGATGCTGTTCAAAAAAACAAAGATAGAGAAATTCAGTCAACCAACAGAAAGGACTAATCCATGATAGATGGTACGTTAAAACTTCTAGCTGAGAAGTTAGAAGAAGAACGCAGAATTATTTTAGAATCATTAGGTGATGGGCATGCGCAAGATTTTGCTCAATACCAAAACAGTGCAGGCATTATTCGAGGTCTTATGATTGCACAAAGACACATAGCAGACCTTGCAAAAAATATGGAGATGGACGATGAGTGAAATCATTACGCCAAATAAAACAATTGTGGACTACAAAGGCAAGGCAGTAACAGCTGAAGAAGAACCTAAGCAAGAACAAAAACCAACTCAATTACCAGAAGTCAAAGGCTATCGCATTTTATGTGCTGTGCCTAATGTTGATGAAAAGTATGAAAGTGGTTTGATTAAAGCAGACAAAACAAGACATATTGAGGAACACTCTACTGTTGTTTTATTTGTTATTAAACTGGGAGATATGGCTTATGCTGATAAGGATAGATTCCCAACAGGACCCTGGTGTAAAGAAGGCGACTTCGTAATCACTAGAGCATATTCGGGCACTCGTATCAAAATACATGGTAAAGAGTTCCGCATTATTAACGACGATACCGTAGAAGCAGTGGTCGATGACCCACGTGGATACGAACGCGCATAAGGAGAAGAAGTATGGCAAAGATTATAAATGAAATTCCTGCTGAACTTGAAGATGATGAATCTACTGAAGTAGAATTAGAGGCGTCTGAAGAGCAAGTAGCGGAATCAAAAGAAGAACCAAAAAAAGAAGCGAAAGCCGAACCTGAATTTGAGATTGAAGAGGAAGATGATACACCTCCAGAAGACAGGAACCGTGAACCACTACCAGATAAAGTAAAACAAGAATTAGAAGAAGATAATCTGGAAGAATATTCATCACGAGTCAAGGAAAGAATGGCTCAGTTGAAAAAAGCTTGGCATGATGAAAGACGAGCAAAAGAAGCAGAAGCACGTGAACGTGAAGAAGCTTTAAGAGTAGCTCAACAAATCATCGAAGAAAATAGAAGATTAAAATCTACTTTAAGTACAGGCGAAGAAGATTATCTTAAAACTTTAAAAGAAAGTTATGAAAAAGAACTTGCATTAGCTAAAAAAGATTATCGTGAAGCTTATGATTTAGCAGACCCTGATAAGATCAGTGAAGCTCAAGCTAAGATGAATGAGGCTCAATATAAGCTATTACAGGCTCAACAGCTTAAACCACAATATAATATTCCTTTACAAACGGAAGAAAATAGTGGACAATTACAACAAAATAGAATACAGCCACAGGCAGCTAAAAAACCTACGGAAAGAGATCTTGCTTGGCAAGAAAAGAATCCTTGGTTTGGAGCAGATGACGAAATGACAAGTCTAGCCTTTGGATTGCATAAGAAACTTTCAAATTCTGGTTTTATGCCAGGAAGCGAAGAATATTATCGTCGCATAGATGAAGCGATGCATAAACGATTCCCAGAATACTTTGGGGAAACTGAATCGTTGGACGCGGATAAACCTGCCCAACGCACTACAAAACCTTCTACTGTAGTTGCTCCAGCAACCAGGTCAACAGCACCCAAAAAGGTGCGACTCACCAAAACACAGTTAGCTTTAGCTAAAAAGTTTAAACTAACCCCTGAGCAATATGCAAAAGAACTTTTAAAAACGGAGAACGCAAATGGATAACAGAAAAAATAGAGATATTGAAACTCGTGACGAATTAGATGTAAGAACTAAAACTTGGGCACCGCCTTCTTTACTCCCAGAGTTTAAGAAGCAACCAGGATGGGCTTATAGATGGGTACGAGTTACACTCGCTAATGAACCTGATGCCAGAAATGCGTCTTCTAAAATGCGTGAAGGCTGGGAACCTGTGAAACATTCAGAGCACCCAGAAATAAAATTAACGTCAAACCCTAACAGTCAATATAAAGATGCTGTTGAAGTAGGTGGTTTGATACTATGTAAAATGCCTCAAGAAATGGTAGACCAGAGAAATAGATACTATAAAGATAAAGCAGAAGGTCAAGCTAAAGCTGTTGATAATAGCTTTATGAAAGAAAATGACCCTCGTATGCCTTTATTCTCTGATAAAAAATCTACTAAATCTTTTGGTAGAGGTTAAACAAATATCTTTAAGGAGATTATATTATGGCAACAACAGCCGCACCTTACGGTTTAAAAGCCGTTAACTTGGTAGGTGGTCAGCCTTATGCTGGCTCTACTCGCCTAGTAAAAATTGCGTCTGGGTATGCTTCGAATATCTTTAATGGATCAGTAGTTTCAGTTGTAGCTGCTGGTACAGTAGAAATCGTTAATGAACTTGGAACAAATGCATCACAGTTTCCAGCTGGTACATTAGGCGTTTTCGTTGGATGTTCTTACACAGACCCAAGCACAAAACAAAAATTATTCTCACAATATTGGCCTACTGGTACAGTAGCTTCCGATGCTGTGGCTTATGTAATTGATGATCCAGATGTTGTATTCCAAATCCAAGCTGACGAATCAGTGGCTCAAGCCGCTCTTGGTTCAAACATTGGCGTTGCGAATCCCACTGCCGGTTCAACAGTAAATGGTAATTCAACAATGGCAGCAGATCCAACAACACTAGACGTGACTAACACTATCGCGTTTAAAATTGTGGATTTTGTTGATAGCACAACTTCATCTGTTGGTGACACATACACAGACTTATTGGTTAAATTTAACCCATTGTCTCATGCGTACACTAACGGTACTGGTATTTAAGGAGAATAAACCATGGCAATTTCAAGAGCTCAGTTATTAAAAGAGTTGCTCCCAGGCCTAAATGCTTTATTCGGAATGGAATATCAGCGTTATGGTGAAGAGCACAAAGAGATCTACGAAACAGAAAGTTCAGAAAGATCTTTTGAAGAAGAAACAAAATTATCAGGCTTCGCAGCTGCCCCTAACAAGGCTGAAGGTGCTGCAATTGCGTATGACAACGCACAAGAAGCTTGGACAGCAAGATACAACCACGAAACCATTGCTTTAGGTTTCTCTCTAACAGAAGAAGCAGTTGAAGATAACCTCTACGACACTTTATCTGCTAGATATACTAAAGC